ATTCCACCGAGGGATTGGCTATAATCAGAGCCCAAAGCATTCATGTGATCCATGAAACCAACTTGAACATCTGAAAAATAATCGTAGTAAGCGGATTTTGATTCGTCAATGAATGCAAGTTGAGCGTTAAGTGTTTGGGATAATCCTAATAATTCGGGGTCATCTGCAAAAGGGATGCCGCTTCCACCTTGCATTAATAATGAAGGGTTCATACTCATTACTCTGGTAGCAGCGTAATTATCGTATTGTATTAACCAGGCATCTAAGCCGTTATCACCTGTTGATCCTCTTAATCCTCTTGAGCCTCCGCCTGATCCGCCATAATTCTTTTTTACCGGGTCAACAGCTTTGAGATTAAGAGGATTAAATCCGGTGTCAATTGTCATGCCTAATGCAGGATTGTAACTTAATTTATATCCGGCACCTTGTTTGTCGTAAAATTCTTTCCATGCTTTGTCAGCTTCTTCACCTGTTACATATCTTCCAGACGGATCTAATTTTAATATTGAACCACTACCAACACCTAAACCGGGAGTGGTATATTTTGCGAGGTCGGTCACAAAGGCAAAAGCCTTTCTAAGTTTTTCAGTCCAAGAATCAACACTGGTATTTGAATTGTCAACAGCGTTACTGAAACTATCCAAAGCAGGAGTTAACTCCTCAACTAATACATTTACAGCACCTTTACCAAAGGCAGCCAACTTATCAAGATTATCGTTAAATCTTTCGGCGGCAATTGCGGTTTTACTGTCAATTTTTAATCCGAGTTTTTCGGCTTCATCTGTGAGGGCTTTAATACCGGCACCACCCTCTGCGAGCATCGGCATTAGTTCCTGTCCCGCCTTACCAAACAGTTGAACAGCTAAAGCAGTCTTAGCGGCTTCACTATCCAGTTTTACATAAGCATCGGCGGCGGCAATTAAAGTTTGTTCGGCAGATTTTACAGTTCCATCGACATTATAAATTTGAATCCCAAATTCTTTAAATTTATCGATTGCATTTGTGTTACCTTTTGATACATCATAAATTGAAGTATTCAAAAACTTCATTGACTTCTGGAGGGTCTCTACAGAAGTGTCAGATTGCTGAGCAACATAAGCCAACTTTGAAAGGGATTCAACAGCGATTCCGGTGCGCATTGACATATTCTGCATTTTATCGGCGTAATCAATTTGCGATTTTATAGCTGCACCAAGTACACCAACTAAAGCAGTAGCACCGGCAGCGGCGGCGGTTTGCCAGTTGAGGAATCCTGTTGCTTGACCAAGAAAAGAATTAACAGAATTGCCAAGCCCGCCGAGGTTTTTTGATACATCCTGAAGCGACTTAACCGCCCGTTGTGCATCACCACCAATTATTATTTTTGCGTCTTCTTTAGCCATGTTTTTTTATCTGTTCATTCTTTATTTCGTTAATCACACTTTCCACTATTGCAAAATCATACCAGGTCTGCAACTCAATTTCATCTGCTTTGAACGGGTATCCCTGAAGTTTTAACTGATATAAATTCCAGAGGTAAATCGTTTCGGTTGATATTGGTTTCTCCTGTCGGTGTCTTTTTTGTTCCTGTTCCTGAATCTTTTTCTTTAGTCCGGGGTCGCTTACATGATCTGCTGCGGATTCGTTTGAACTCCCACCTTTTAAGAGGCGTTTGAGTTCACTTCTAAAGGGTCTTTTCCGGTGCCTCCAATGTTAGGATTCAAAAACTGCATTCCCACATGAAACAGCACGATTGAAAAATATTCCGCCATGGCATCTTTAGGATCAATCGGTTTCCCCCCTTCATCTTCAAATGTGGTTTCTTTCTCGAACTCCACTTTAGAGATAAAAGAAAGGAACTGGGAGGTAACTAATTCCGCCTGCGCTTTGGCTTTGGTTTCCTCCGTTCCTTCGATATTTCTGTATTTTGCCCAAAAGGAAACATATTCCGATGCTTTGGGATTCTCACAAATAAAATTCCCTTTTAACCCCTCAAACTCAAACGGGATTTTCTTCTGCTTTTTTAATACTACTTTCATTGTTACCTCCTCAGGTATTTATATTAAGAGAATACCATTACAAACGGTGTGTGTGTTGCATCGTCTGTTTTTGGTCGTGATATAAGTGTAATTGGGCTTGTAAGAATCCCGTTTTTATCGCCGTAATCCACTGAATCCACATAGGTGTTTTCAAACTGAATAGACAAATCACGGGAGCCGTTGTTTACTGTTATCGATAATGCTCCATGATCTTGAGTTGCAAGTCTGTTCCAGAAGTTAATCGTAGCGATTGATTCGGTTTCAGGGTCAAGGGTGATTTTTGGTTCAAAGTCTTGAATGTAGTATCCCTTTGTCCCGGAGGCTGCCGTCCAATCGTCTCGCATTGCGATCTGATTCCCTATGTCAATACCGATTGCGGTTCCTATCAGAGCTGTGATACTGTCATAATTAACCGTGACATCTTTGAATATAAATGGTGATGTGTTGGGGAATGTTGGATCGGTTACAAAAGTAAGATCCGCAGGCTCTGAATAAAGTCCGGTAAAGTCAAATGAAACTTTGATGGTTTCTTTAACAGCCATGTCGATTTTGAATGTACCGATGCAACCGGTTACTTTATGAACTAACCCATCAATATAAAACCAAAGAGTGACGGATTTCGCAGCCGGATATGCAAGAACAGCGGAATATGTTACTGTGGGAGCGCCAAGGGTTTCAGTCATTCCACACGCCTGGAGTAAACAACCTATGAAAGGGGCTGCACTTCCATCTGAAGAGGGGTGTAATTCGGTTTCAAAACTTACTTTAACACCCTGCCCAACAACAACCGGTGCATATTTACCCCAATTAGGTGAGACTGCAAGGCGTTCGGTTTTTTTCCAATCACCTGAAACCTTTACATTCATTGCAAACATGGCATTAGCCGTTTTTGTCGGGGCTGAATCTGTCCCGTAGGTACCTTCTATTTTTGCCAACAATAAGGCTTTATCTGCTTTTAACATTTTAATTGCTCCATTTTGAAACTCTAAATTGCACTGTAACGGTTACGGTGCTTTGAACTATAACGGTTTCAGCCGCCTGAATCTCGGTTGAATCGCTTTGATATTTTGTCATAAATGCTTTACCGCCCCAGGTGTCATCAACTCCGATTGATCTTCTTATGTCCGCTGCCATTTTCGCAGGTGCGAGGGTGTAGTTTGTTTCCTGTCCTGTTGTTGGAACTCTAAGCCGGCAAACAATATCCACTTCAATCTCAAGATCGTCAGGGTTGATACTTCCAAAGTTTTCACCTATTAAGGTTTGACCTTTGTCCACAATCGATATAAATAAATTTGTGCTCCGGGGTGTTGGCGTAACATCAAAAAGGGCTGCTTTTGCAACTGTGTAGTTATACCCTCCGGCTGTGCTTATCGTGGCAAACCGTTGTTTCATTGCGTTTAGAATGTCGGCTCTGGTCATAACACTTTCTTTAAGGAAATTGAGGAAACCACTGTATTCTGAATGTTATTAAGCGCTGATAATTTGATGTATGTTGTATAATAATATATTCGATCTCCGTTATCGTCAACAATGGGTTGACCAAAATCGTCTGTTAAATATTGAATATGCCGAGCTGTGCCGTAATTAACATCAAAGTATAAATTGTGAACTCCCGGAGTTTTAATCCAAAATTGAAAGTTAGAATTATCTTGCTCGCTTATCCTTAAAGTGCCTCTTTCTAATACTGATACAACTACCTGCATACAATAAGTTGCACCTTCTTCAAGTGGGATATAACTTTCGTAAACTATATATGAAGAATTTAAATCAACCTCAGCGGGCAAAGTTGCAAGGTTAGCGGCTTTTGTCGCTCCGTTATAAACTACCCAATCTGCTGAAGTGAAATTTACTACCGAAGCCCCAAGGATTTCAGTTCCTAACGATGGATCAGAAACACTCATATCAGCCAGAGATAAATACAGTATCACGGTTCCAATAGGTGTGTCATTCCGGTAAGAAACTTTATAATTGATAGCGTTAATTGTTACCGTGTCACCATCTGCGATAAGGGCAGCGGTTGAATAAGGAATCTCAGCGGTTATCTGATAATTCTCACCGTTTAGTTCTTCTGATATATCCGTTTTCTCATATACACATTTATAAGAGCTCCCGTTGAATGTCATAGGGACCGCCAACGGGCTCGTAAATATTTGAGAAATAGGGAATACCGATGAATATGGCATCTTACTTTTTCTTTGCCTTTGGTGTTGGTTTTTCTTCCATTACTTCGGGTGTTACGGTTTCGGTTGATACAACTTCGTAAAGCCCTCGGTAAAGTCCTTCAGATTCTACAATGAAAGGAAGAGCAGCGGTAAACTGCTCTCCCTTTTTATAGAACTTTCCATAAATCCCAACACCTTTTAAGACTTTGTATGTCTTGGTTTCAGGTTTCATATTAGCTGATCGAACTTGCATAGGTGAATGCTCCCGGCTGTCTTACACCAACATCAACCATTTGTTGAGCAACAAAGCGAACCAAACCGTATTCAAGTTTTGAATATGGATCCGCCTGAAGATCAATTCCACCCCAAAGACCGAGAATAGCCTGTGAGAAGTCACCAAACAGCATTGTGGCGGCTGTCATTTGGTTGGTTATGATTGCTTCGTAACCTTCAATGGTCCCATCTGCTTCCATCAAAAATTGAGGATAACCCGCAACTTTTTCTCTTTGTCTGAGAATTGCTTTAACCGTTGGGTCAGTGATCCATTTCAGAGTATTGATGTCTGCGTTTGCAACTTCGATGTCGCTTATTGCGTCGAGTATTGCCGCATAGTTCAAACCTGCTCCGGTAAATCCACCGATGTTTGGTGTGCCTGAAATACCGGTCGGCTGTGGTGAGCCTGTTCCCTGAAGTATTGCCTTATCCCACATTAAAGACAGGACAGAAAACAAATCTTCCTGAACCAACATCTCTGCAGATGGGTCAGATTGAACCAACAGCATTTTTGAAACCTCAACATAAGCGCCTGATTTTCTTGGCTGCAATGTGAGTGAAGCGGTTCCGGGTGTGCTCTCAGTGATAGCAGCCACTTCGGTAGCCCAGTATCCTGTTGATGCACTTGTTTGTTTTGGAATGTCAACATTGCCTTTAAGGTTTGGTAACACTCTAACACCGGCACGAATTGCAGCCATCTTATTTCTAAGAAGTCCAATGAACTCACTGCCAAGATGATCGGTTCCTTTCCATTCAGCGCCTGTTGCAGCACCACCGGAAGTCAAATCTCTTGTAAAGACTGAGTAAGGAACTATGATACCTTCTGCGGGGGTCCCGTAAATTCTTTCAAGTTCCTTTGAAATTTCTCTCTCGAAGCCTGCTTCTTTTTTCCCACCTGAGGAAAGGTCTGCATAAACATTGCGGAGTGAGTAAATCTTTTTTTCCTTTGGCGTAAATTCAGGTTCTTTCACCTGGGTTACGGCGGGGGTTTTGTTGCTCTCTCTGAGGTGTCCTAAAACAGCCTCAACCGTAGCGCCTTCATTGATAAATCTGGAAAGGTCAGCACCATAAACAGCACCAAGCTGATTAATAGCGAGTATTCTTTCTCGTTCGTTTTTTTGGATGTCCTGAATGTTCGGTTCCATAACAATATGTGTCCTTTCGGGCTCTGTTGGTAAATTTTGTATTGGTTCATTTTGTTGTGCACTCTTTCCGATTCCAACTGTGTTATCAGCAGGAACAGTAACGAGGCTTACTTCATACGGTTCCCAATCTGTTACACGAATAATTGGGGTGCCTTCTTGATCAGCTCCCTCTTCTGTGTATTTGTGAACCATATATCCGATAGAAACTTTTGTAAGGATTCCATCCTTAACATCTTTCAGGGCTTCCAAACCCTCTTCATTACTTGAAAACTTTGTTGATACTCTAAGTTTTCTGGTGTCTGCGTTTACTTCACATGATTTTATTACTCCGAGAAGTTTATCCCAATTATGGTTAAACAGGAGTGCAGCCCCGTCCGACAGCCTTCCAAGCCTTATGTGACCGGGTTCATGTGAAAGTATTTCAATAAATCCATAACGGTTGTATGGCTCTTCAGATGAACAGGAAAATTCTACTTCTCTCTCTTCGTCATTCATCTGCTCCGGGATCATCCTCAATGCTCTGTGTTCCATTTTCAGAAGTTCCGGATGCTTTTTGTTCGGTTCCATTGTTTTCACCTATTTTAATGTCGTATTGTTTTAAGATTTCCTGCTCATATTGAAGTGATTCAACTGTTTCAAGGAAGTCTGCACCCTGTTCGGATATTACTTGCTGTCTTGTTTTAAATCCCTGTTCGATTGCGAGTTTATTCGCCTGAGCGTCTTTTAACGGGTCAACCCACTGCCAACGAATACCAATCCATTTAGGTTGGTTAAACTTGTCAAACTTCATTGCAGGAAGGTTGATGTTTGGAGATAATAATGCCTGTTTTAACCATTCCTCATAAACGGGAATAAGAAAGGCATCCCTAAACCATCCCTGAACTTCTTTATAAAATCCTCTTTCGTCAAGCAGCCCTGCACGAATTGAGGAATAATTAACCCCTTCCAAATCATTACAAAGGGTGTTGTATGAAACTCCTAATCCTGAGGCGATTGCCCGAAGCATCGATTTTGTAAAGCCTTCATATTGATCTGTTGGAAACTTTGGATCGAATGGAATAAAATCCTTGTTTCCGATATAGGACATTGAACCGGGTTCAACTCCGTCAATCAGTTGACCGTTTTCCTCTTCATACTCTGATTCAACACCGTCATTGTTGGAATCCTTAAAAAATCCCATCTTTGCGGCGCTTACTCTTGCGTTTACAACAGATGCCTCTTCAAATTTTCCGAGTTGATAAAGTTTCCACATAGACTGAGTGAACCAACTGAAGCCCCTGCTTTGTGTTGGATGTTCCTGATAAAATAAATGTATTATCTGATCGGCAGGAATCCGATCTCTTTCCCCTGAAGGAATAACCCCAAATAATTCAGATGTTGGTAATTGTCTTGTAAGGTGATAAGCCACAGGTTTACCATACTTTGAATATTCAATTCCCATCCGAATGTATGAACCGTTTTTACCCTCTTGATTAAATGTGTGGTCCAAGTAATCAGATGGAATCATTTGCAGCGTAAAGCCGTATTCGTTTAATCCACTGTCGTTAATCTTCTTAAATATTATTTCGCCATCTCTTGCGACCGTTTCAACTGCTATGTTACACATCTGTCTGAATGTCAGTTTACCGGTAAGATCACAAAATCTTTTATCACTCCATTTGTAAAATGCCTCTTCCAGAATCCTGTTAGCGGTTTCATCAAACTGTTTTTTGTAAGCGCCTGTTTTATCCTTTGTCCAATCATAAGATTTAACCTGAAGGATAAACCCGTCTGCTCCCACTATGTTTTGTTTTAACAGCCTTAGATATTTCTTTGCGTAATCGTTGGATTTACAAAGCTCACGGCTTCGGGCTCTTAAAACAGCAATATCACCACGGAGATCGCTATCGATCTGCCCGGATGTAGTTTTCCAATCCGCCGTTAAACGGTCCATAGCGGCAGCAAAAAAGCCTCTCTGCTGCCGCTTAGACTTTGGTAAGAATGTTTTTTTAACCCAACCGGAAAGGTTCAATTTGTTTATTCCCTTTTCCAGGCGTAAAGTCTAATATCATAAGTTGTGTCATCGTTGGCGGATGTACCTCCCAAAACATAAAATCGATAATATGGGGCTCGATAACCGTTCAAAGTTAAACCTGTTTTAAGTATCAGTGTATTAACTGAATCGACCTGCGAGATGGTGTCAACATTTGCCCAATTAGTAAGATCGTAGCTTGCTTGTATGTAGCAGGATAATCTTCTGGTTACAAGTGATGTACCGGCTAATTTAACACCGGCGGTTAATGGGTATGAAGTTAAGTCAACACCATCCCAACCCAGGAGCGAAAAGGCGTTTGAGTAGTATGGGGTTACTGTATCGGCAAGTCCTGCCATTACTACTGTGAGATTATTGGTGCCTTTGATTACTTTCGCATTTGTTGTAATCTGAGGGAAAACAACAGCAGAAAAGATAAAAAAGAGTGTGACTATTAAGGTGAACCGTTTCATTGTTCGATGTCCTTTTTGGTTATTTGAATTTAACAAATACTGTGTTTAATGGTGATTTACCGGATGCAATCCTGTCGGCGTTTGCCTGTTTTCTAAGTTCGTTAATGTAGTATGATCTCCACCTCATTAATTCGCTTGGCGATAATTGAGTAACTGAATAACCGTTAATTGCCAAAGATTGATATTCTTGAACCGCTCTTCCTTCCAAAGTTGCGTTAATGGCATCCAACATTTTTTGGTTATGTTCACGGGTGTCGCCTGTGGCAGTGAAGGGATTGGGGAGTATTTGAACATCTTGAACCCCAACAAAATATTTTGCATCTGCAAGAGTGGCGTATATATGCAGTTTGTAAGTCCCGGCGGTGTAGCTTGCGGATGTTGCTGCAGGAATGGAAAACGCAAAACCTGATCCGTTTGCGGTGGCGGTTACGGTGTAGCGGGTTGCAGCTGATGACTGTAATACTAATGTGGCACTAAGTCCATAGGTATCAGAGGGATAATCGGAAGGGGATTCTTCCCACTCAATCGTAAAGCCTGCGGTTATTTCTTTTGGGGCGTTCATTTTTTCCGTATATGTAAAAAATACGGAAGTCTATATATATGAAAGTGTTAATAATTGCAATAGGGAAAGTGGGGCAATTGAGTGGGGCACGCAGAAAGCCCACTTTTTAAGCGTGCCCAAAGATGAAAGGGGAAAGGTTAGAGGATTATTTTCTTAATTACTACTGTTTCGGTTTTGGTTTCTACTTTGGTTTCTACCGTAATATTTGATACATCAACCTGATCAAGCAACTGATTAGCAACAGCGGAGTAAGACATATTATGTTTTCTGCTTAATCTTAAAACTTTGTTGGCGTTATCCTGCGATAATCGTATGTGTATTTCAGATGTCTTTTTCATATTGTCCATGTGCTCCGTTTTTTAAGTTTAATCTTTTTTGCATTGTCCATTGGGTTCGCCGGGTGTTGGGGTTTTCCCTCTTCTATCGCCTGCAATCGTAGTTGCTCCATTTTTGGAAGATTGGGGTTATCGATCTTCAGAGCCGTGAGTGCATATACAAATAAATCAAGAATCTCATTTCTGCGGTTTTCTATTTTTTTGTATCGGGTTAAAGTTTGTCAGCCTGTGTGATAGTTTTCCTTTACGTCACTTGTAAGCTGTGAGAAAAATTA